CGACCGGGCCTTGATCCAGCGCACTCCGGCGAATTTCGACGGGTCTAGCACGATGTACCTGGACGCAGCCGCCGTGACGGTGTACTCGTTGCCCAGGTCGTCGTACATGTTATTGTACGTGCTGCCGTCCTCTGACGCCTGGAACGTCAGGTTGGCCGCCGTCCATGCCGCCGGCATAGCGACGGCTACCAGCGACGCGCCGCCCAGGTCGGCCGCCCCGCTCAGGCTCGCCGTCTGCGCAATCGTGACCGCCACGTACTCGACAATCGGGCTGTACTCGTTTACACTGCCCATATCGCCTCTCCTGGATAGACGGGGCGGCAGTTGTGCCGCCCCGCTCCTTGCTCAGGAGGGGTGGCTGCCCACCCCTCTAAACCCTAGCCGACCCAACTGTACTGGTGCGCCGTCGGGAGCTGATTGGTCGTGTCCTGCGTCACCGGCCGGTGCCGGCCTTCCAGCAGGAAGAGCACGTCGGCATACGAGCCGTTGGTCAGCGTCCCCGACAACGCCAACGCCACAAAGTGGTGATCGGCCGGCAGTGTGGCCGTCTCAATCGTCCACGTTACAAACTGCCCGTCGTCGTTGGTCACGTCACACGTGTGCGCCAACGTAGCGTCGATAACATCCAACGTCCCACTGGTCGAATCGGAGCACTTCGGAGCCAGCACCGGTGAATCACTCGCGTGCAACGTTCCCAGGTGGGCGATGATGTGCACCCGCTCGTAGCCCCGCACGTTGATGTACGACCCGCTGGCCGGCAGCGCCGAGACGCCGCTCAACGCCGTCTCGCAGTTGGTCGGCCCACGCAGAATCTTGAGGTTGTTGGAAAGGATCTTGTCACTCATCACTTGCCTCCTACGTCGAGCACTTCTGGACGGCGAAGCGCCAGGTCTCGGTGCACTGCCCACCCAGGCGCCGCCGCATGACGAAACACACCTGGTTGAGTCGCGCGGTGGCCGAGTCGAGATACCGCTCAACACTCATGCCGATTCGGTCGACAACAGTATATCCGCCCAGGTCACCGAAGATGAGCGGGTAGGTGTTGGACCCGATAGTCGCCATTGCCTCCTGCTCAAGGATCGGATAGCCGAGCAGGTTGCGAATCGTCCCGGCCCCGCCGCCGCCAACATTGTTGCCCCACACCTCGCGCCACAGGTACTGATTCATGCCGTCCTTGAGCTTGGCGATTGCCTCATAGGTTGCTTTCTCGCCAATCCAGACAGCAGCCGAGCGGTACTGCGCATCAATACCGAAGGTCAGCGATACGAGGCCGTCCCAGGTCAGCGCCGAGGCCGAGCCGCTCACCACTTCCGAGATGCTCAGGTCGTTGGCCCCGTCCGGCAGGAGGCCCTGAGGCTTGGCGTGCCCGTCTCCGCTGATAAACTGGTTGTCTTCGTTGACCGCCACGGCCCGCCCAAACGAGTCGGCTAGTCGCGCCTCCAGCGGAAACGCGGCGTCCTCGACAAGGTTCCGGCTCAGGAACGCCTCAGCCATCATCGTGTGGACCGGGATTTTCTCGCTGCCCCACGTGAAGTTGGTTGCCGCTGTGCCGGCAGTCGGCGTCTCGTCAACCCAGGTGATGCGGATCGCGTCGGGGTACTGCGCGTCGCCGCCGGTCAGGACGGGCATCTCAACCGAGTCGCGACTGGTCGGGATTACAGCAGCCCGAGGCCGCACCACAGCAACCGCCGCCGCCCGGCTGATCACCCGCGCCTGGAAATCCACCGGCACGATGTATCCGCCCAATGCATCCGACCCCTCAACCATGACGGTTTTCATTGCCGCCACGTCGATGCCCTGATCCATTGCGTCCTTGACATACTTCGGCGTCAGGACAATCTCGCGCATCGCCTTGCTGACCCAGTCGGGTACTGCCGTGCGAGGGTCGGAGCGCAGGAAGTACGAGAACGCATGTCGCTGGTCCAGGTACTTCTGCTGGTAGTCCGGGCCGTGCAGGTCAATCAAGATTGCCTTCGTCGCCGCGTCCGGGTCTCCGAACCGCATCACGTAGGCCGCCTTCGTCGCATCGCCAGCCACCGGCCCCGCACCGGGCAGAACCGGGCGCAGCGGGTCGGGACGGTCCATGCCGTCCAGGGCCTTCAGCTCTTTGATTGCCTCGGCAACAGTCTCCGCCTTCTTGCGGTATTCTTTGCCCTTCTCGATTTCGCCTGCTTCCAGGGCCTTGCGCGCCTCGGCAATGGCCTGGGCAAGCTGCTCTTCCAGAGTCATGTCAACACCTCCATGCTGATCAAATCCAGTAACGCCGCTTCCCGCTCCGCCTCGACTCGCCGCGATTCCTCATCGCCTCTGGCCCCGTCTTCCGCTTCGGGGAATGTCAATCCAATTTCGGTAAACGCCGCCTTGATCTCCGCTACCGGCCGCTCCATCATCCGTGGCTCAGCCGGCGTCGGCGTCAGGCTTACCTCAGCAATCGGCCACCGTTCGATCCGGCCGTCCGGCGCCGCCTTCCGCGCCCTGGGATACGTCCCGGACGATGTGCCGAGCGCACCGCGCTTCACCAACTCCTTGATCGCCTCCCGGTACTGCCCGGCAAGGGCAAGCTGTGCCTCGTACCACATTCCAACATCGTCGGCTTTCAGCGTATCGACCACGCCGACCACAGTCGTCTTGAGCGCATCGTCACCGGCATGGTGATAGAGCACGGGGAGCTTGCCGACCGCCTTGAATACCGCGTCGAGCTCCGCTGTAGCCGTCGTGAAGTATTCACCGGTGACATCCGTCTCGTCAGCCGTTCCCCACAACACGGCATAGCTGCCGATCCGGTCGTCGCCCAGGGCTTTGACGGTGAGCGACTTCGACCCGGGTGGCTCCATGCCCTCCTCATCGTACAATCGTTTCAGCTTTGCAATGGCTTCCTGCTTGTTCGGCCCCTCGTACACGTTCCCCCGGTACCCGCCGTGGAGCGCCGCCCATGCTGCGCCCATCAGCCGGTGGTCCGGCTTGCCGTCCGGCCCCTTGACCCGCAGGTGCCAGGTCGTGGGCTTCTCGCCGTCCTCGACCACCAGATAATGACTCGCCGGGTGGTCGCCGTCGCCCTCTTTCTTCGTGACGGCCTTCGCCGGCTCCGACTGTCCATCCTGGTCGTCGCCGTCCTCATAGTCCATCCATTTCCTGAAATCGGCCATCTCTTCCATCACCGCCTGCATTGCTTCGGACAGACGTTTGACCTGACCTATCCGCTGACTGTTGAGACGCCGACCGGCTTTTTCGCTCATAGCACACCTCGTATCGCCCGCTCCAGGATCTTCTCTACGACCCCGCTCTTGATCACTGCCTCCACCGCTTCCTTGTCCGTTTGCCAGCGTGACGCCTTGTGCTGTCGCGTCTGCCGGTCGGCGTCCTGTACCCACGGCGCATAAGTCGCCTTGTTGCCAACAACCGCGCCGAACCGCCCGCGCCTCTGGACCACCCATCCCTGCACGAGCCGCTGGCTCCATTTGTCCGTCTGCCGGATGTAGCGCAGGTCCAGGCCTTCCCGCCGCCGCCTGGCGAAGTAGTATCGTCTCTGCCGTTCGCTCGACCAGATCACCGGGCTATGGGCCGGCCCTGGGTAGGTTGCGATCTTGTCACGGATCTCCTCGCCAATGGCCAGCGTCGCCGCCGCCAGCGCCGGCTCGATTCCTGCGCCGAGCCGCTTGACCAGCACGTCCAGTCCGCGAATCTCTATTCTTGCCATTTCAGCGTTACCACGCACCGGCAGTTGACATGCGCCGGCGGCCCGTCCAGCCCGCCCCACTCTCCCTCCGGCTTGCCGTTGAGTGGGCCGCAGACCGGGCATACGATGTCATCCGCCGACGTTTTCCAGACCCGCTTCATCGTCAGGCCATAGCCGGCCAGATACCGCTGCGCCGCCCGCGAGGCCTCGGCGTAAGCGCGGGTGGTCTCGGTGACCGCGATCATCTTCGCCCGCGCCGGCCCGAATGCCGGCGTAAGCATCTCCGAGAGCTGCCCAACCGTCATGCCCGGCGACCGGGCAAACTGCTCAACGGCGTTGGCGATTGCCGCCCGCGAGGTATCGGTGATCCCACGCACCTGGTCGTAGGCATATTCGCGCGCCCACCTCGCCGCCTCGCCGTTGACCACTGCGACGTCGAAGTCGACCCCGACGCTTTCCGATTCGGCCATCGTCGCGTCGGTCATCGTCGCGCTCAGCCCGATGCTCAGATTCGCAGCCAGTTCGCTGGCCAGCTCGTCAAGCAGCGGCCCCACGTCCTGGCCGGCCTTGATTGCCGCCGCGATCTTGCCCCGGTATTTGTCAAGGATAGCAGACAGCTTGTCTTCCAGGCTGCGCTCGGCCCGGGCCTGGTCGCCTGGGTCGACCTTCGCCGGCTCGCCGTGCCCGTTTGCGCCGAAGATTGCCCGGACGGTGGCCTCGTCTGCGCCGGCGAGCCGCAACCGGATGGCATCGACCGTCTCCGGCCCCAGGACGGCGCTCTCGAATCCACGCGCCGCCGGGTCGCGTCCGGCCCGCGCCTCTTTCAAGGCAACCTTTTTCCAGCGGGCCATTTCTGCCGCGCGCCCGGCCTGTACCGCGACCTCCTGCGCCGGCGCAGGAGCGCCGGGCAAGCTCGGCGTGCCGGGCGCAGGCGTCCCGCCCGATTTCACGTATAGCTCCAGGAGCCTGACCGGGATCTCCGCATTCGGATCGCTCGATTCACCCAGACCTTGCTCGGCCCGGTTCTCATTCACGGTCCGATCTCGGCTGTACATGGCATACTCCTGGACTGCGAGCGACCGGTCCTGCGGTACCGTATTCGGCGCTTCGATCCGCACATCGTCGCCATAGAACGGGCCGACATTCGCCGTCCATTCGTCGCAGATGTAATCCAAGAGAGGCTGAATGGTATTCCGGCTGAAAGTTACCTCTGCCGCCGTCCGTGAGTCGCCGGATAGCGCCCCGCTGACCAGACCTTGCGGTACGCCGTAGACGCGGTCGATCTCGTCACGGCTGAACGCGCGCGACTGGACCACCTGCATCTGTTCCAGCGTTTGCTGGATAACGTCGACCTTCAGGTCGCCGGCCCGGGTGATGATCCGCCGCTGGCCGCTTTCGAGCTGCTCCTTGAGTTGCTCCTTGATCCGGTTGAAGTCAGTAGTCCCGACCGTCGCCGGCAGACTCAAGATCGCATTCGGCGTCGCGTTGTTCCGGGCAAAGAAGTCACGGACCCACTTGGACTCAGATGTGTCAGTCTGAACCCCCATCAATGCCGCCGTGAGTGGGGAAAGTCCCTGCCAGTAGTCAAACGGGTTGGCCGTGCGTAGGTGCACCATATTCTCGCCCGGCAACCGTTGGGGCATCCCCTGAACCGTGTACTCGTAATCGATCACATCCCGCCCGAACGTCCCCCGCCGCAGCGTATCCGACAAGGGCTTGACCGCATTCGCCGGAAGAGGCCATAACTCTTGCGGCTCGCCCCGCCCCGGCGCCTCAGTCGAGATGAACAGGTAGGCGTTGCCGTACAGCAAGTACCACCAGGTGATGTACCGTAACAGCAGCCCGCCTGACCACACAGCATTAGGCCGGTCAAGCAACTTGAGAAACGGATGATCCTTTACCTCCTCGTCGTCATCGCCAATCTTGACCACCGGCCGATTGTTCCGCGAGGCGATGCGGTCGGCGATTAGCTTGATGTCTGACCAGACCCAGGCCGAGGTCACGGCGAGCTGCATGGCTGCGTCGACGTTGCCGGTCTCGAACTGGTACGCGCCAACCTGGGCCATCTGAGTCAGGGTCGCAGCGAATATCCCGCTCGTCTTCGTGTCGCCATAGAGCGCATACCGCCACGCATCAGCGAAGTACCGCAACATTCGCCCCAGGCCGTTTGTTTCACTCATACTATGTCTACCAGCGGCAATAGGCCCACGTGCGCCGTCGCAATCCCCAACGCCATCACGCAGTCCTGCACCAGATCCCGGTCGTCGTCCTGATAGAGCAGCATCTCCGTATCAAGCTGCGGGATGTCGCGCCATTTCAGGTCGCCCCGCTCCAACGCCAGGCTCAGCCCGTCGAGCATCTGCTGCTTGCTGCGCGCCGTCGTCACCCACGGCGTTACTGCAACGGACAGGTTCTCAATCACCGGATCTCCTGGCCCATTGCTCTCGATCGTCGTCTGCCCAGGCCACTTCGCGGCCCGCGCCTCGATGCGCCGCTGGATCTCCGGGTAACTCAGCCCGTCGAACCGCTCGAAGTCCACGACCTGATACGGCGTTGTAGTCGTCAGCGTCACCCCGACCGTTGCGTCACGCCGCCGCCCGATGTCCCAGGCGGTCAGGTATTCCCGGTCCGGCTGCGGCTCACCCAGGCCGGCCGCGCCGTCATGCGCCCGGTCGATGTTGTCGGCCCGGAATCGCGCTGCGCCGGAGGTGACGAAGTCACACTCGTATTCCTGCGCCCAGCTCTGCGCGGTGAACTTGGGTCGCGTCCGCTCGTACCAGTCGCCGGCATAGGCCGGGCAGTCCTTCCAGTGGATCGTGTGCCGGCTCCACTCGCCGCCCTGCTGCCCGGACCAAAGCAAGAAAAACAGATTCGCCCGGCCGTTCGGCGTCGAGATAACCGTCAGCCGGCCTCCGTGCGAGACGGTCGGGTAGACCGACTGGTACACCTCCTGCGCATAGTGGGCGAAGGCGAATTCGTCCATGTAGACGGCCGAAGCTGCAAAGCTGCGCGCCGTCGTCGGGCTGGCCGGCAGGCTGGTCGCCATTGCGCCGTTGGTCAGCCGGATGAACGTTTCGGCGTCGCGGTCAAGCTTCAAGCCGGGCAAGCCATAGAGCACCGTCTTGACGTAGCCCAGGATCAGGCTGGCCGCGTGCTGGTCCTTCGACAGCCAGAGGATGGTCGCGTTCGGTTGCGTGACCAGTTTGTGCGCCGTCTCGATGGCGCAGGTCTGCGAGATGCCGGTCTGCCGCGCCTTCAGGACCAGCCGGGCCGGGGCGCGGTCCATGAGCAGCTTCGCCTGGTACGGGTAGGGATGCCACGTCTCCCGGCCGCGCGTCGGGTGGGTAATCTGCACCTTCGCCGACTGCGCCCAG